GGAGAAGAGCAATCGACTCCTCAGTCATCGTTTGGCGATGAAGACGTTCTTTCATATTTGAAAAGCAAGTATAATAGAGAGGCTAACTCTTTAGATGATTTGTTCACCCCTGTTGAACCACAGAAGGAATTGCTACCTGAAGATGTAGAAGCTTTCTATCGTTTCAAAAAAGAAACAGGACGTGGACTAGAAGACTTCTATCGTGTTAACCAAGATTTCTCAAGCGAAAAGCCTGAGCGTTTATTAGCTACATATTTCAAAGAAATGAATCCAGAATTGGATGACGAAGATATTGAATATGAAATGTCTGACAGATTCTCTTATGATGAGGACTTGGATGACGAGAGAGATATCAAAAAGAAAAAACTTGCATTTAAAAAAGAACTTACTAAGGCAACAAAGTATTTCGAGGATCAAAAAGAAAAGTACAGAGCACCACTCGAGTCGTTTGGTACATCTTCTGTCTCTTCTGAGGACCAAGAGGCTTTGCAATCTTATAAGGAATATATGAGTACGCTCTCTGCCCAACAGCAAGAGCAAGCTAAGAAATCTGAATTCTTTGCACAAAAGACAAATGAATTGTTCTCTAATGAATTTGAAGGTTTCAAGTTCGGTATTGGAGACAAGGATTTATCTTGGAAGCCATCGAATGCGGATGACTTAAAAAACAAACAAATGGATGTATCCAAGTTCTTCGGTAATTTTATCGATGATAATGGTTATATCAAGGATGCTAAAGCGTATCATAAGACAATCGCTGTAGCCATGAACCCCGACTCTTTTGCTAAATTCTTTTACGAACAAGGTAAAGCTGATGCAATTGATCATTCTGCTAAACAAAGCAAGAATATTGACATGGGCTCTGTTCGTACAACAGGACAACCATTAGACAAGGGAGGTTTTAAGGTAACAGCTTTGGATTCGGATCACGGTAATAGACTCCGAGTTAAATAATTTTAAAACCAAAACTAATTTTTTAAACAATGGCTGGATCAGTTCAAGCTTCTCCGGGGTTTCAATTACAACCCTCAGCAGTAAAGGCAACATTGCCTACTAACTACATTACCAACTTCGATTTCATGAACCAGTATCTTCCAGATACTTACGAGAAAGAATTCGAGCGTTATGGTAATCGCTCTATTGCATCTTTCTTACGTTTAGTAGGAGCAGAGATGCCGTCTAACTCTGACTTAATTAAGTGGGCAGAACAAGGACGTTTACACACAAAATATGTTAACGTAACAACTACAGCTGTAGCTGGTGCTGATACTGCAACATGGACTGTGAATGATTCTAACGTTTCAGTTAACTTCCGTGTTAACCAAACTGTATTCTTGTCAGCTAACGCTGGTTCTGCTTCAGACAAAGCTATCATTACTGCGGTTGACTCTGCTAATGATACATTTACTGTAGCTTACTACGCAGGTGGTGGACAAACAATTGCTGCATCTACTGCATCAACTGCTTTCGTTTACGGTTCTGAATACACTAAAGGATCTACTGGAATGGTTGGTTCATTAGAATCAGAAGACATCTTCTTCGAAAACAAGCCAATTATCATCAAGGACAAATACACAGTATCTGGTTCTGATATGGCTCAAATCGGATGGGTTGAGGTAACTTCTGAGAATGGTGCTACAGGATACTTATGGTACATCAAATCTGAGCACGAGACTCGTTTACGTTTCGAAGATTACTTAGAGATGTCAATGGTTGAAGGTGTTCCTGCTGAATCAGGTTCAGGTGCTTTAACTTACTTGACAGTTGCTGCTTCTAACGTTCAACCTGGTGCTGCTGGTACTGATGGTTTGTTCGAGACAGTTGCTTCTCGTGGTAACGTTTGGGCAGGTGGTAACCCAACTACTTTGTCTGACTTCGATTCAATCATCCAACGCTTAGACAAGCAAGGAGCTATCCAAGAGAACGTAATTTTCTTGAATCGTCAATTCTCATTCGATATCGATGATATGTTGGCATCTCAAAACTCTTACGGTACTAACGGTACTTCTTACGGTTTGTTTAACAACGATGAGAACATGGCTTTGAACTTAGGTTTCAAAGGCTTCAAGCGTGGTTATGACTTCTACAAGACTGACTGGAAATACTTGAACGATGCAACTCTTCGTGGTGGAATCGTAGGTGGTGCAATCAACGGTATCTTGGTACCTGCTGGTTCTACTTCAGTATACGATCAAATCATGGGTAAAAACGCTAAACGTCCGTTCTTACACGTTCGTTACCGTGCTTCTGAGACAGAAGATCGTCGTTACAAGACTTGGATCACAGGTTCTGCTGGTGGTGCTCAAACTAGCGACCTAGATGCAATGGAGGTTAACTTCTTATCTGAGCGTGCTTTATGTACACTTGGTGCGAATAACTTCTTCTTGTTCGAAGCTTAGTAAAATATTGGGGAGGAGCAATCCTCCCCTTATTTCTTTTTTGTAAAATTTAAATTAAAATCAAATGTCAAAGTCAGTATTCGAGGATAAAGTCTATATCCTAAAAAGAAAAACATTTCCAATGTCGTTAATGCTTAATTCGAGAAACACAGCTCGTAAGCCATTATTATATTTCGATGAGGAAACAGGTCAGAACCGACCATTGCGTTACGCAAGAAACCAGAAATCACCTTTTGAGGATGAGCAAGATGGACACGCAATCTTAGAAACAATTGTATTCGAAGATGGTGTATTAGCTGTACCCAAAAATAATCAAGTATTACAAAAATTCTTAGCTTATCACCCGGAGAACGGAACTCTATTCCAAGAGTTAGATACTAAGAAAGATGCAAGCGATCAAATCGATTGGATGATGGTTCAATTAGAAGCACAAAATGTTGCTATTGGATTAGACATCTCTACACGTGAGGCTATTGGTCGCATCGTATTAGGTGCTCGTGTTGATCGTTTATCAAGCGAAGAGTTGAAGCGTGATGTGTTATTGTATGCACGTAACAATCCAGAGGAGTTCTTACAGATGACTAACGATCCTGAGTTGCGTTTACAGAACATTGCTGCTAAAGCATTGCAAGACAACTTGTTTGCATTAAAGAACAATAGACGTGATATCTACTTTAATTTGCCAGACAATAAGAAAAAATTAATGGGCATTCCATTTGGAGAAGACCCAATCAAATTGTTGACTGCCTATCTACAAAGCGATGATGGGATTGAGTTATACAAAGTTCTCGAGAAGAGATACACCAAGTAATAAGAGGGAGGACAAAAGTCCTCCTTTTTTTATATCTTTGTCATCATGATAAATTCTGTTAGAAATACTGTGATGTCCATTCTTAACAAGGATAACAATGGATACATAACTCCTGAAGAATTCAACTCGTTTGCCAAGCAAGCTCAGTTAGAAATCTTCAATCAATACTTTGTGGACTTTAAGAACTCAAAGCTTGCTGACTTTAAGGGCATGGAAACATCGGGATATTCAGATGTTACTAAGCAGATGGACCAAACTATCGACTATTTTTCTAAGAATATCGAGTTGACATATGCTGCTGGAAAGTTTGCCATGCCTACAGATTGGTTCTTAATGAACGCTCTGTACTACAATCAGAAGGAGATTGAGCACGCAGACCAACTTAAGGTTTATAAGCTCTTACAATCAAATCTAACAGCACCTACAGAACTCTACCCTGCATATGTTATGCAAGGAAATGATATTACAGTATACCCATTAACAATTGTTGACAACGTAGAGACGTATTATGTACGGTATCCTTACGACCCTAAGTGGACGTATACAGTTGTGAACGGTAGCCCTTTATTTAATCAGAGTGCATCCGATTATCAAGACTTTGAATTGACATCATCTGACTTTCCTAAGTTAGTTGTTAAGATATGCGAGTATGCAGGAACAAGTATCCGTGAGCAAGAGGTTGTGGCTAACTCTAAAGCCGAAGAAACTTACATGGATCAAATGGCACAATAATGACTCAAGAAGAATACTACACCAATGATGGGGTTACCCCTAGAGATAAAAACTGGGGAACATATCAGAATGTTACATTAAAGGAGATTGTTAACAACTTCCAATTAATGTACATGGATGATGGCGATTTGTTGAACAATGTCAATCGCTATAAAATCTTATTTCACGCTAAACGTGGATTGCAAGAATTGCAGTACGATGGTAATCGTGTTGTCAATGCTTTACAATTAAATGTTGGTGATGACCTTAAGTTTGTGTTGCCTCCAGACTATGTT